CAGTCATAGCAACGCGCTTTTGACTCAGGTGCCATTGGAGACCTGCCGTAATTTTTACTTCCACAACCTGGGCATGTTGAAGATTCTATTGAGGCAACTGGACGCGCAGTTGATTGCACTTGTGGTTCTTGCATCAATTCATGCGCTGGGGTTTGATGTTGCATAGGAGCCTGTTGTGTAGGCTGTTGGTAATTAGGTTGTTGAGGTGCTGGTGCACCCATCTTCTTAGCAAACCAATCTGCACTATTCGCCATTTAAGTATTTCTCCATATCTACTTCTATGTCTGATGTTATACCTGTTATATGAAAAAGGTCAAGTTCGGCTCCAATTGAGAAAGCACCTATTAAAGTAGATAAAGCTACTGCTTTATAGACCGTAGTCATGTTAGAAATTTCTGCATCAAATTCTTCTAAAACCCCTGGGTTATTCTCCTCTAGTTCTTTAAGGTGTAAAGAAACAAGAACGTTGGCGCTTATGTTAGAAATAGTTTCTAAATAAGGTATGACGTGAAGAATTTCGCTTATGCGATTATTGCTATCTTCTTTCTCTTTAACATCCCCTTCTTCACTTACTAAACTAAGTCCAATATCTTCTGCAAGTTCATTTGGCTCTACTAACTCTGTGTCATAAAGGTACCAGCGCATGATTGTAGTCATTGGTATGTCAGTCTGGATTGTTTGATACTCAATATCTTTTTTAAAAAACTTACTAAACCAACTCACTTGGCTTCGCCCCATTTCTGAACAATTTTAATATCAGCTATAAGGGGGATTGGAAGTAAATTAATACCTTCCATAGCCTCACGAATGGCTTCTTTGGTCTTCTCTACAAGATTATCTGGAGCCATGGTGACAAGTTCATCATGCACGGTTAAAAGAAGTTTAGCCTCTTTAGGAATCATCTTATGTGCCCGTATCATAGCAAGTTTAATAATGTCAGCAGCAGAACCTTGAATGCGCGTGTTGAAAGCTTGACGCTCAGCGCTTGCCCTATCTGCTGTGTTTCTAGAGGTAATTTCGGGAAGATAGCGCCTGCGCTTAAGGATAGTTGTTACATACCCTTTATTACGAGCAACGCCAATAACCTTAGAACGATACAGGTCTACTGCAGGGAACTTCTCTGAGAAGTCTTTAAGTAGTTTCTTAGCCTCTTGAGGAGTACATCCTATTTGGCGCGCAATTTTATCTGGGCCAACACCGTATGCAATGGCTAGAACCAAAGCCTTACCTGCTTTGCGGTTTACTCCCATGGTGTCACCTACAGTGGTATAGATGTCTCCACCATCTACATAGTTTTGCATCATAATTGGGTCTTTAGACATTACCGCAATAATGCGAGGCTCAATCTGTGAGTAGTCGGCAACAACTAACTTATAGTTTTTTGGGGCCGTAAAGACGTTACGAATCATGCGACCATACTGTTTGTCTTCTGGAACTTTATCTGGGTCTTCTGGGGCAGGAATGTTTTGAAGGTTAGGGTTACGACTAGAAAAACGTCCAGTCTCAGCGCCCCATTGAACAAAGTCTCCATAAATACGGCCGTTGATAAGTAGGCTTTCTTTCTCTTCTGTCTTAGACTTTCCATTAACAGTCTTTGTAATTTCTCCACCTAAGTAAGGGATTACATAGGTAGTCATTAACTTATTAAGGTCCTGATACTCAAGAAGCTTGCCAACCAATTCATCTTTCTCACGAAAAGGCTCTAAAGACTCGGCTGATACTGAGTACTCCTTATAGGTTAGTGCCTCACCACCTTGTTGAATAAATATCTTTTCCCCTTTACCTGTGCGCATAACAGGCTTAAGACCTCTACAACCCTCTTCTACAGGACCATACAATAGGTATTGCTTTTCCTGATTAGAATTCATATTAAATACTCGACCAGCAATGCGATAAATATCTGAAGTAATGACCTCAATCTCTTTAGTAAGCTTTTCGTGCAACATCTCTAAAGTATTTTTATCTACTGGTGCTCCTGTTAATTTCATGTCACATAAAACCTTAAGAACGTCCATCTCTAAATCCATAACAGTAGTGACGTCTGCTGCTTCTAGCTTTGGAACCAGCTCTTTCCATAGAAGGAATGTGTATTTAGCATCAAGATAGGCATACTTAGCAACCTCAGTAAAAGAGTAAATCTCAACCATATACCCAATGCCCTTAACCATTGAGTAACCAAATTCTCTTTGTAAACAGTCATCAAGACCTAACTTACCTGCGTTTTTATTGTTATAAAGGAAAGAAGCCATAAGGGTGTCAAAGTAAGGCCCTATTGGTGTTTCTCCATAGTATTTTGTAACTGAACCTAAATCAAATACTAGGTTGTGGCCTATCTTAAGAATCTTATCGTTAAACATTAATGGTTTAAGCGCCTTAAATACCTCTGCTGGAAATAACTGTTCTGGCGCTGGACCAAAAGTTTTAATAGCTTTCTTTTTATCTCGTGAGTAATCCAATTCCCGTGGTGGCAAACCTTCTGCTGCTCTCTTTTCACCCTGGCCTGTTAATGGAAAAGTTTCAAATAAAAAATCTCCATTTGGATGACCCATTGGTATTACATCTCCACGCCCGTGTGTGGCAAGACTAATCCATAGAACCTCATTAACAGCAGGTACGCCTCGACGGTCACCAACAGTTTCCACGTCAAAAGCAAATGCGTCTTGCTGGAGATAATACTCAACCATCTCTTCAAGTTGTTCTTTGGTAGTAATAATATTCAAATTGTGTTCCCCATGTTTAAAGCTGGAGGGTTAGAACCAGGGTATGAGACTAACCCTCCAACAACCAGTTATTAAAGCAGTGATTTTGCTACTGCTTCAAGCTCTTCTACGGTGTGCTGTTTAATATCGTCACGTGTAAAAGGCTTCATTGCTAGTACTGCTGCTTCAATTGCATTGATATCAGTAATGCCCCAATCCTCAGCAAGGTCGCGAGGTTTAATAGCATTAAGGTGATAAACAGTTGCATTCATTTTACCTGAACGACTAATTGCCCAATAATTTTTGGTCAATGGTCCTTGAGGTGAAAAGTGAGCGGCATGTAGCGACTTAAATAGTCGTGGGGATGCAATTAGCATTTGGCGTTGTGGTCCACCAGCAGCGCTCAAATTAGCAATACTAAATGCGCGCTTTTCTTCTGGCTCGCTGCCAAGTTTAGTAATCAACGGGTCATTAGGTCCTGTAGAAACATAAGAACGGCGACCTGTTGTTACTTGAGATAGGAAGTGTTGCTTATAGACTGCAAATGGACCTTCTTCGTCCAAGAACTTTACAATCTGAAATTCACCATCAACAAATTTAAATTCCTTAGGGAATTCCATTTTTGATGAAGTGTTAGTTGACGCTGCTCCCCAACCAGTTTGAATTGCTGTGCTGGTTGATTGAGCTGGGCGGTCTGTAATTGGAGTATCCAAGTTAGCGAACTCGTCGTTCTCTACTGCGTACTCTGCTGTTTTGTCTATTGCCATGTTTGCATATCCTTTTTATCATAGTTTTGTTTTTAGTTTGTTTCATCAGCACGGATTTTACTCCAAGCCTCGGCAATCTCATTACTGAGCTGTCGGTGTAAGGACCATTCTATACGCTTTACGTACAGCAGTCCAGCCGACTCAAATAACTTGATTACTGATTCGACCATTGCCCGTGAATACAGCCTACGGCCTAGATGGTCTTCCCCATTTACATCCTTTTTAGTAGGAAGTCTGTAGGGTGAAGCAGGTAGGTAGCCCTCTTTAATCCATGCACGTATGGTTATTACAGGGCGTCCTAGTGCTCCCGCAAGCGCACCAATAGTAAACATCTCAACGTCTTTACCGTTGGGAAGTGTTTTCTTATATGGTTTTGAATCCCAACCAGCATCCAAAGTTATCTCTGGCTTTTTAGGTTCTGGGGTTTTGCGCTTACGCTTACTGCCTGGATAATAAATATCCAAACCAGCAAAAGTAGAATCAATTAAATCATCTGTCATTTAGCGTCCACAATAAAGGCATAACTAGTTTTTGATGGAAACATAAAGTCAATATCTTCTTCGGTTAGATAGCCTTCGTAGAAGGCAGTCATAATGGCATCTTCATCTAATACAGGAACCATCTTAATACATGCGTCTTTAATACCTTTTTTAGAAAGGACTTCTTCTGCCTTATCTATATCTAAATTTTTTGATACCCTGCGTTGGCGAGTAATTTTTACATCACCAGTGACCTCGTCTTCAATTAGAAGTACTCTGTGACCACTCTCATTAACTTCTACCTCTTCCATAGCGGAATCTAAACGCGCTTTTAATTCATTTTGGCGCGAACTTAAAAGAGTAATTTCACTTTTAAGGGCAAGGTATTGACGTAAGTTATTTTTGACTACTGATAGTTCCATGTTGCTCCCTGGTTAGGGACAACAATCTAATCCTGAACTATTTACTTGTCAAGTAGATACGACTCAAGCGCGGTAATGATTACGCTTGTGACTGTGACGCCCTCTTTGGCAGCTTTCTTCTGAACGGCTTTCCATAGGTCATCAGGTACGCGGATAGTACGCGTAGGGGTCTTAGGTGCGTTTGGCATGCGTATATTCTAGACGCTAGACTCAATCAAAAACCGCTTTAAACTACCTACATTTAAAGGAACTCCGCCTTTATCATCAATACCTTTGCCATCAATAATAGCGTTAGCAATAGCTGACTTCTGTTGAAGGGCGTCATATTGCCTTTTTTCAATAGAACCCGCCATAATTATGTCTTGTATAACTACGGCCTTAAACCTTGAAGAAGCTCTTACAATTCGTCCGTTTCTTTGAATTGCTGCTCCTGAGGACCAAGGTAAATCATAATTAATAAGAAGGTTTCCCGAAGGCAAATCAACCCCATAACCGCCAGCATCAGAACTGATGAGCACACGAATACTTGGGTCTGTATTAAAGGCAATCTTGTTATTTTCCTTAGTTTGAGCGTCTAATTTTCCTGAATATAAAAGGCATTTATCTGAACCTATAGCCTCTGATATAAAATCAAGCATGTCTACATAAGTAGCAAAAATAACTACTTTGTTTTCTTCATCTTGGTTAAGAAAATCTTCCACATATCGCGCAAGATATTCCAGTTTAGGTGAACCGTAAATATCATCAAGAGCGCCAGTATCAACAAGCTCGCAAGCATAAGCAGACCCTTCTCCATTTAATAATTTAAACTTTTTTGCGCTGGTGCGCAGTAAATCTGGGTGAGAACAAAGCATCTTAAGCGCGCCAATTTTAGACATAAGCCTGCCACGCATTTCATCTTCAGGACCTCCATTAGAAGATGACTCACCGTAATGGGCAAGAAGATTAAAATTGCTACCAAATAAAGCTTGAGCCTCATCCAAATCATATAAAAGGTCATTAACTATACGTGTATAAAGTTTGCTAGATGTTCTATTAAAAGTAATTTCAATAGGTTCTTTGTGGATGGCACTTGGAAGATAAGGGGCCACATCTGGGTCACTCTGTGCCTTTCGTACTGAAGCTTCTTTTATAAGGTTGTGAAATAGTGGAAGGTTTTTATACCTTAGAACCCCTCCCCAATTATTTCTAACAATAAAAGTAGATTCAAAATACGTAAATGATTTTAAAACTGTAGGGTCAATAAACTGCATAATGGAAAACAACTCTTCTGGTTTTCCGTTTTCAATAGGTGTTCCAGTAAGAGCAAATCTAAAAGGGGCGTTTTTTAATTTCTTAACTGATTTAGTTCGTTTGCTTTTAAAAGACTTAATTGCTGTTGCTTCGTCAAGTACGACAAATCCTCTTGGGAGTTTTTCAACATATTTCCAGTCCTTGACAACTTGCTCATAATTGAG